TTCGTTTTGTACTAACTTCCAATTCGGAGAGAAGTATGACTCGTTTGCAGCAGATACACATAGATGGAACTTGAGAGAGAATAAGAGATTAAAGACAAGAGGTAAAAACTATGTTTGATATATTAAGCAGTACAGCTGATGAGCCTTGTGCTGGTGATACTTTAGAGATTGATAGAATCAAAGATAAGATTCGTACTATCTGGAATCAAGTTATCGTAGCTGAATACAATACAGAGTATGGTAATCAGAAAGATGATGCTGAAGATTATGTATCTATGGAAGACTACATAGCTGAGAACCAGTTGTATTTTCCTGGCGATACTAAGCCTGAGAATGAAGTAGATGGTATTGTTAAGATGCTTGAGGATATGTTTGATGAGAAAGAAGACTTAACTTCAGTTAAAGGTGAAGGTAATGCTCCTACTTATAAAGGTGGCTCACTTAAATCAAACAATGAGAAAGGTAAGATTGAAGCTACTAAGTATGAGGTTAAACATACATCTACATCTACACCTAATGACTCAAAATCTTTAGTAAAATCAAACACTTATGACTTCCATGGTGGTAAGATAGCACCAAGAAAAGATTCACAAGTTAAGAGAAACTATGCTCCTATGGTTAAGAAGATTGTAGATGAGTTATTAGAGCTTGATGAGCGTCAAGCACACGGTAGAAGAAAACAGTTGTTTAGATTATGAGTAGATTACCTTGGAGAAAGTCAAAGACCTTAGCTATGCTTGCTAATAGAAGGCAGTGGGAGAGAGACTTTGACCCTGCTGACTCTTCTGAATTAGAAATAGAAACCGAGGATGGTGTATATGTTATAACTGAAACCTCTACTACATCTGAACCTACATATTATAGAACGGAGTAACCATGTCATCAATTAAAGTCTCAGCACTAACAGCTAAAACAAGCCCAGCAGGAACAGAAGAATTACTAATCAATGATAGTGGAGTCTCTAAGAAGATTACCATTGCTAACTTACCTGATACAGACACTACATATTCAGTAGGAGATGGCGGCTTAACTCAGGTTAACTTTACAACAGCAGATAACACTAAGCTAGATGCTATTGAAGCCTCAGCTGATGTGACAGACACAACCAATGTAACCGCAGCTGGTGCTTTGATGGATAGTGAAGTAACTAACCTTGCTCAAGTAAAAGCCTTTGATACAACTGATTATGCTACTTCTGCTCAAGGAACGACTGCTGATGCAGCTTTACCTAAAGCTGGTGGTGCTTTAACTGGAGCAGTAACTACCACCTCTACATTTGATGGAGTTGATATTGCTACTAGAGATGCGGTATTAACTTCAACAACTACAACTGCTGGTGCTGCCTTACCTAAAGCTGGTGGTACTATGACTGGCAATATAACGCTAGGCACTAATACAATTGATGGCTTAGAGATTAATGTATCAGCCACAGGAAACCTAGGACTAGGCACAGGTGCGGTAGATAGTATTACTACTGGTGATTATAATGTAGGTGTTGGTGATACTGCTTTAACGGCTGTTACTACTGGTATTAGAAATACAACTATTGGTTATGGTTCTTTACAAAGTAACGTAGGTGGTAACAATAACTCAGCTATTGGTATGTATGCTTTATGGGCTAATACCACAGGTGCTAGTAACACAGCTAGTGGTTATGCAGCTTTAACCTCTAACACCACAGGTAGTTATAACACAGCTACTGGTCTTCAGTCTTTATTCTCTAACACCACAGGTATTCAAAACACGGCAATAGGTAGAACCGCTTTATACTCTAACACCACAGGTGCTAACAACACAGCTAGTGGTTATCAGTCTTTATACTACAACACCACAGCTAGCAATAACACAGCTAATGGTTATGCTTCTCTAACTAATAACACCACAGGTTCTAACAACACAGCTAGTGGTTATGCTGCTTTATACTCTAACACTACAGCCCAAAGCAACGTAGCTAATGGTTATCAAGCTTTATACTCTAACACCACAGGTAACTATAATACTGCATTAGGAAAAACAGCACTTTACTCTAACACCACTGGTGACCGTAATGTTGCAATAGGACAATCCGCCTTATACTATAACACAACTGCTAAATACAATACTGCGGTTGGTATGTATGCTTTGGAAGATAATACAACGGCTGAATTTAATACCGCAGTTGGTTATCAAGCGGCAACTAACACCACAGGTGCTAATAACACAGCACTAGGTTACGCGGCAGGTGACAACATCACCACAGGTTCATCTAATATTATCATTGGTTCTAGTATAGACGCTCCATCAGCTAGTGCTAGTAACCAGTTGAATATTGGTAATACTATTTATGGTGATACTAGTACGGGTAATGTTCACTTAGGTGCTTCAACTACTCAGTCACAGAAACTATATGTGACAGGTGCTATTTATGCTACTGGTGACATCACAGCGTTCTCAGACGAAAGAATCAAAGATAACATTCAGGAAATACCTAATGCTTTAGATGCAGTAGATAAAATCCGAGGTGTATCTTACACGAGAACAGACACTAAGAAAGACAGTGTTGGTGTTATTGCACAAGAAGTAGAAGCACTGTTCCCTGAACTAATTGCAGAAAATGCAGAAGGAATAAAGTCAGTAAACTATAACGGTTTAGTTGGTGTATTGCTTTCAGCAGTTAAGGAACTATCGGCTAAAGTTAAAGAACTAGAAGACAAATAACACGAGGATATAATTATGTCAGAAGTAATATTAGAAGTACCATCAACAGAAGAAATCGCACAACATTACTCAGCAATGGGTGACAGTGTAGACCTAATCAACGCAGGACAACCAGAGGATATGTCAGCAGAAGATTGGGCAGATATGAAGTCTCGTAATCAAGAACATCTAACGCTTATGGTTGCTAAGGATTTCTGGACTAACGAAGATATGACAGCAGTGACCGCAGCAATCGCTGTATAACTATAGAACAGGAGTAATCTATGGCTTTACAGTCTTCAGGAGCAATATCACTAGCTGACATTCAAACAGAGTTTGGCGGGTCTAATCCTATCAGCCTTAGTGAATACTATGGTGTAGATACAGTACCTGCTTCAGGTGCTATCAGTTTTGATGATTTCTATGGTACGAGTAATGCTATATTTATGGTTGCTACTGGTGGTAGTATAACTACCAGTGGTGACTACAAGATTCATACATTCACAGGCTCAGGAACTTTTACAGTTACTACAGCAGGAAATGCAGCAGGGTCTAATACTGCTGAGTATTTGGTTATCGCGGGTGGTGGTGGTGGTGGTGATGACCGTTCAGGCGGTGGTGGTGCTGGTGGTTATCGTAATAGTTGGAGTACAGAGTCCTCTGGTGGAGGAGGGGCTTCAGAAACTGGCGTAACTGTAACAGCTCAAGCTTATTCAATCATTGTTGGTGGTGGTGGTAGTGGTGCTTCTTGGCAGGGTTCTGCATCTAGCGGTAGCAACTCATCAGCACTAGGTGTCTCATCTACTGGTGGTGGTAAAGCATCATCTATGAATTATGGTGGCTCAACTGGCGGTTCAGGTGGTGGTGGTGGTATGGGTGGCTCTACTGGATATGCTGGAACATCTAATCAAGGTTACGCTGGCGGCAATGGTTATGTAAGTGGATGGTCTTCTGCTGGCGGTGGCGGTGGTGGCGCTGGTGGTGCTGGTACAAATGGCTCTAGTGGCAACCCAGGAGAAGGTGGCTCAGGCTTAAACTCTAGTATTACTGGCTCTTCAATATGTAGAGCTGGCGGTGGTGGTGGTGCTACGAATGATAGTTCAAACAATGGTATCGCTGGATGTGGCGGTTCTAATGGTGAGAGTTCAGACTTCACATCAGCCCCTAATGCTGACGCTAACAAAGGTGGTGGTGCTGGTTGTGCGGGACACCAAGGAACTGGAGGCTCAGGTGGCTCAGGTATCGTAATCATTCGCTATCAATATCAATAAGGAATAATATGGCACATTTTGCACAGATAGAAAACAACCTAGTAACTCAAGTAATAGTTGTAGATAACAGCGACATTCTTGATGAACAAGGAAATGAATCAGAAGCTATTGGTACTCAATTCTGTACTGACCTATTAGGGGGTACTTGGGTACAGACTTCATATAACGGTAATATGAGAAAGAATTATGCAGGTATTGGTGACACTTATGATGCTACTAGAGATGCTTTCATAGCACCTTCACCTTACCCTTCTTGGTTGTTAGATGAAGATACTTGTAGATATGAAGCACCTGTACCTTACCCTACAGATGACAAGATGTATGTATGGGATGAAGCAGTTATTTCTTGGGTAGAAATAACAGAATAAAGGACTCTCATGGAAATATCAGACATCTTTTTAACATTAGTAGGGCTTGTCATAGCTATGCTAGGTTGGTTTATGAGCAGGCTAGCTGACACAGTAAATAAGTTAGAGCAGAACATTACTAACTGTCAAACTAATATGCCACTTAACTACGTACTTAAAGCTGACTATAAGATGGAGATGTCAGAGTTAAAAGGTATGATAGGTTCTCAGTCTAAGAAGATTGACCAGATATGGAAACATATGAGGATTGATAAATAATGGGGCTGTTAACAAGTATAGCACCCATCCTCGGAGGCTTCTTAATGAAGCTGTTTGCGCTTAACCAACAAGCTAAGAACGAACAACACACACAGATGCTAGATGCGTTTGCTGCTAGGTCTCAGTCTATCCAAGATGCTAGAGTCGCTGAGAGTAAGGAAAGCCCTATGGCTGCCTTAAACAGACGATTAATCATTTGGGTAATGCTTGCCTTAATTGTTACTTATGTCACAGCACCGCTATTCCTTGACATTCCTACAGCCGTTCCTATCGTTACAGAAGGATTCAGCTTCCTAGGATTTGATATTACTAGTGATACTGTTGAATATACGATGGTTAGAGGCTTGGTTAAGTACGATGAGATATTCGGATGGACTAGCTTAATTGTAGAGATGTACTTCGGAGCGAGTCTCGCTAAGGGTAGATAATTAACCTATGTTATGTAGTCAAGAAGCAGTCAAGAAATAAATGCTTTAGTAGATAGGGTTACAGAGGTTTTAATGTTAAGTAGTCAAAACAAGGAAGTGAAGTAATGATAAGCAAATGTGTAATAGTTTTCTCAGCAACCGTAACAATTAGTTTAGCTTCAATGGCGTTCTTCAATCAAATGATGAATATGCCACAACAAGTAATGACTATGGGTAGTATGGTGATGCAAGGGCAGGATAAGCCTTGTGACTGTAGATGCCCTTGACCTAATTAATAACTAAGGAGTAATAAGATGTTGAAATATAACGTAGAAGTTGTAAATGGTAAAGTAAAATCAAAGGTAGAGCTTAAAGGTTCTACTGCTAAGAAGAAGCCAGTTAAGAAAAAGACTGCTAAGTAATTGATTTAACTACATAAATTGTATTATAATGCACTAAACGGAGAACCTTATGACCTTTAGAGAACTTATCAATGAAGTCCTAATCAGGTTGAGAGAAGACACCATTGCTACCGATTGGTCGGGTAATATCAATGATAGTACAACAGTAACTGATTATCAAAAGGTTATTGGCTCACTGATTAACGACTCAAAACGTAACATCGAATCATATCACGACTGGTTAATCCTTCGTGAGACTGTAGATATTTCAACTGTATCAGGTACTAGAAACTATAGCTTAGCTTCAGGTCAAGAGATTAAGATACTTGATGTTATTAATCAGACAGACGGTCAACGTCTAAGTCAGGTACCTAAGCAGATAATTAACAATGCTAAGTATCCTTCTGCTAATAACGGAGACCCTATTTACTACGCCTTTAATGGCGCTGACTCTTCTAACAATCTAAAGATTGACTTAGAACCTATCCCTGAAGCTGTTCATACTCTTTCATTCGATATTGTTAAGTATCAGGACCCCTTGCAGACTGCCGCTACTAATCTTAAGCTTCCTGATAAGGTTGTTATTATTGGAGCGTGGATGAGAGCTGTAGCTGAAAGAGGTGAAGATGGTGGTACTCAATCTAGTGTAATTGCTATGGAATATAAAGAGGTTCTCAATCAGGCTATTATCCTAGATAGTGGTAATACTCAGTATGAGAGTGATTGGTATGTCAGCTAATTTAGAATACAAACCTTTAGATAATGTAGGGTTAAATGGTCTAAACCTTCAGGCTAACCCTGCTGCTTTAGACCCTAGTTGGTTAACTAAAGCAGATAATATTGTACTTAGGGAGTCTGGTCGTATATCATTCAGAAAAGGTTTAAAGCAGAATGTCTTGGCTAACACTGATGGTGTTTCTTCAGCCTCTCTACTGATAGGTTCGTTGGTTGAACATAAGGATGGTTCTACTAATAAAGTCTTTGCTGGTGTAGGTACTAAGATTTATACAGTTGACTTTGCAGCACCTGATTCTCCTTGGACTGGTTCTTTTACAGCAGGTACAGCTTCAGACTGGCAATTTGTAAACTTTAATAATGGCTGTTACGGTTTCCAAGCAGCTAATCCTCCTATTAAATACACTTCTAGTACGTGGGCGGTAACAACAACTAAACCAGCAGGTGTTACTACATTCGACCCTAGTTGTGGGATGGGTTACTATGGTAGAAACTGGGTAGGTGGTGTCTCAGAAGAGAAAGACGTAGTTTATTACACAGATACATTACAAGGTGATAACTGGACTACAGGGGCTTATGGTTCTATTGACCTTAAAACTGTATGGGGTACAGATGAGATTGTCTCTATTAATGCTTTCTATGGTAAGTTAGTAATCTTCGGTAAGCATAACATTGTTATCTATAATGGACCTGCTGACCCTGACACTATGACACTAGATGAGGTTATTAGAGGTATTGGCTGTGCTTCAAGAGATTCAGTACAGGCTGTAGGTGATGATTTATACTTCTTATCTGATACAGGTGTACGTTCTCTAAGTAGAACTACTGAGAAAGATAATATCCCATTACAAGACTTATCTTTAACAATTAAAGATACTATTACTAGAAACATCTCTCAGAGTACAAATGCTAAAGCTGTCTATGTAGAGAACGAAGGTACTTATATCTTATCGTTTATTAATTTAAATATCACTTACATCTTTGATATAAAGCATGAAACCCCTTCAGGTACTCCTCGTATAACAACTTGGACTTTTGATAGTAACAGAGAACCGTCTAGCTTTGCTTATACCGAATCTAAAGATTTATTAGTAGGTCAACAAGCAGGTTCAGTTTCTACTTATGAGGGTTACTATGATAAGGACTATGTAAGTGGTGGAACTTATACCTCAGCTTCTTACACAGGTACTTTCAAAACTACATGGCTTGATTTAGGTCAGGGTGCTGTAGCTTCATTATTAAAGAAGTTGAAGGCTGTTATCGAAGGTGGTTCAGGTACTACTATAGGTGTCAGGTGGTATAAAGACTTTGGTATTGAACCTTCTAAGACTACTAACTTCTTATTAAACCCAGTAAGTACAGGTGTTGTCGCTTTATTTGGAGCGAGTACATCACTATATGGGTCTTCTAAATACACACCTGTTTTTGGTATGAAGGAATATAACATACCGTTAACTGGTAGTGCTAAATATTTACAAATAGAGATGAATGGTGAGACAGCTGGATATACTGCTTCTCTGCAAGATATGACTTTATTATTTAAACAAGGGAAAATACGATGAGTAACTATACAATAGCGGTAGCTTGGTCAGGTAAAGATGCCTTATCTGATTCCGATGCAGCCAAGGTAATATCAGGTGATGATTTTAATACTGAGTTTTCAGCTGTACAAACAGCGGTTAATACTAAAGCTGATATTAATGGTTCTGCAAGTGAGACTTTTGCAGCTTCTACAGTTACAGCTACTACAGTCACAGCTACTACAATAACTGGAACTACAGTTAATGCAACAACAGTAGACTTGGGGAACTGGACAGTAACTGAATCAGCAGGTGTTCTTTACTTTGCTACTGGTGGAGTAAATAAGATGAAGATAGATGCTACTGGAAACTTAACTTGCGCTGGTGATGTAGCCGCATACGGTACTATCTAAGATGTCTTCAGCCCTAGATAATCTAAAAGCTAATATGGGACAGCAGGGGATGCTTACATCCTCTGGTGGCTTTAAACCTTTTGATTATGTTGAGTACCTTAAAGGGCTTGAGGATATGTATCCTTGGTTATATGGTGCTGGCTTAGCTGAGGATGTTACTACTAATATAGGTGATGTAGACTTAAGTAACATTGACTTATCTGGTGATTATGAAGAACCTTCTACAGGTCCTCGTTCTACTAGTGAGCAGATTAAAGGAGCTTACGACTACTATGGTTTAAATGATAACTTCATTAGTGGTCAGAACATAATATCTGGTATGGGCATGGTACCTGGTATGGGATTAGCTGCTAGAGGTACTGGGATGTTAGCTGATTACAGTTATGGTATTAATCCTACTCAAGATGCTATGGGACTAGCGGGTGGTTTTATAGGTGGTGCTTTAGGTCCTGATATTGCTGGGTCTAAGACTGTAGAAGAGCTTCAACGTAATATAGCGATGGGTGTTGTATCACGTAAAGCTGGTCAGAAAGCAGGTGATATTACTGGAAAGTACCTAACTGGTAGAGAGATAGGTGATTGGTATAATCCTACTTATTTCTCTGAGGAATACTCTGCTCATAAGATGCCTGGTTCTATAATGGCAACTAATGAGATAGGTAGAGAGTTTCCTGATATGGTTAAGGGTACTAATGAATACTCTATGATGTTCGATGAGCTAGTAGATGAATACACAGGTGGGTTTGCTGCTAATAAAGGACTTACTGATGACCAACAATCATTTATAGATAAAGGTAGATTAGCTGAAGGTTATGATTGGCAGGGTAATAGTATTGAAGGATTCTCTCCATATAGTGAAGAGGTATCCCAAGACTTAGGTATGCTTACATCTAATCGTAGGAGCAGTAATGTACCTAACGAAGGTGAGCGAGCTATATGGGAAGAGGAAGATAGAAGAGACCTATGGAGCGAGCGGTACAGGGATAAGTTTGATAGGAAGAAGAACCCTATGGTAGCTACACCTTTAACTTATCAACAAGCAATGGAAGCTGCTAATGGTCCTGACCCTTATGGTAAAGGCTATAAGGCATTTGGTCAAGAAGGTGATGATACATCTAGAACTGAGAGTGGTGATGTATTTCATGGTAGTGGTTATAACTGGAACTCTACAGATGGTGGAGCTTCAGATGTAGGTGGTGGTACAGATTTTAGTCCTAGTAACTCTGATGAGGATACAGGACCGTAGTTCATAGTAATATTAATAATAAATTAAAGAGATAAAGGAGTAATGTATGGCAGTTGAATGGTGGGATAACTGGGGTAAAGATGTAGCTGGTGTAGGTGCAACTCTGGGTGCTGGATATATGGCATATAAAGGAGCGCAGCAAGCAGGCGACCAATCGGCAGCTGCTTTCGAGGCTGCTCAACAGGCAGCGGTGCCTTGGAATACAGGTGGTTTATTCGGAGCTGCAACCTTTGACCCTACTACACATACGTCACTACAGACGTTATCTCCTGGCTTACAGACAGAGTATGATGCTTACTTAGCTTCATCAGGTGCTAACAGAGGACAGGTAGCAGCTTTAGGCTCTGACCCTTATGCAGCTGGTCGGAAGTTCTATGAGCAACAGAAGGCAATCTATGCTCCAGAGCAAGAGAAACAACGACTTAGTATGGAGAAGAGATTACTAGGACAAGGTATGTTTGGTTCTACTGGTGGTGGTCAACAAATGAACGCTTTATTAGATGCTCAACAGCAACAAGACGCTCAAGCACAGATTGCTGGCTTCGATAAAGCTCAAGGTTTGATTGATACTTATAGAGGTAGACAAGCAGCTGACTTAGGTATGGTTGAATCACTTGGTTTATTACCTCAGAAGTATGCTCAATTAGGTAGAGGTATCGGTTCAGACCAAGGTAACATCTCTAAATATGCAGCTGAGGCTCAAGCTACTGCTGCTGGTACGATGGCAGATGCTAATGCGGCTGGTTGGACTAGTGCCGCTGCTGGTATTAATAATCGTCTTTACCCTAAACCTAAAACATAAGGATATAGTATGGAATATAAATCACTAGCTGATATCAGAGCAGCTGATGCTGAGGCTCGTAGAGTTCAGGGTAATACTGCGGCTAATATGACACCAGGTAGGGGGATTGTTTCCTCTATGAGTCAGTTAGGTGGTATGTTAGGTGGTCAGGTAATGAACGCCTTTGGTCAATACTCACCTGAAGAAGCTAAAGCTATGTCTTTAGATAAGATTCTAGGTAGTCGTAAAGGACCACCTAAGACTTTAGAAGAAGCTGAGGCTTTATCTGCGGAGTTAGCTCAAGCTGGACACGCACAGGAAGCTAGACAAG